AAAAAGTTACGAAAATCGTAGGTTTTTTGGTGTATTTCGTAGGTATGGTTGCATTTTTTATGTCTTTTTTTGCAGTATAAGTTATTGGTTTACAGTATTCTTCGTTGATTTCGTCGTTTTGATATGTATCTATACTAAATTACGTATGCAGTTTTGGTTTCTGTATGTGTATGTGTTATGTATGTACGTGTATGTATATGTATTGTAATAGAGCATGTAAGGTGTACGTGTATGTATATGTTGTATATATATATTACCTTTAACATTTAATACGTAAATTAATAGGGGATTTTTTCGTATAGGGTTACGATTCAATTTTTTTTGACAAGACTAAACAGCTTGTTTTCAGCTATTTAACCACTAATTTTTGCGAGTTTCTTGACAAGTGTTGAAAAACGAAGAGTTTACGAAGTCTACGAAAAATCAACGAATTTCGTAGGTTTTTTACGAATTTTCCCGAATCAATTAGTTGCATATGCAACTATCGGTGTTTATATTTTTTATTTTATGTTAAATTAAGTCAATTTTACATTTCTTAACGTAGAAAATAACAAGTAAATAAAAAATTATAGTTAAATCATTTTAACTAAAATGATAAAAATCATAACAAAAGTAAAAAATAACAACAATCAACATTTTTTACTTTTCCTGTTCAAAGCATACTGTGGACGTAAAAGTAAAAAATCTTGTGTAAAAGAAGATAAACTATCTTTCTTGACACGTATTTGTTAACCACGTAAACATTTGCAGTTAATTAATTTAACTATGTGTTTTCGTATTGTTTTTTGCGCTATATTTGCAGGTGAAATCAGGTAAAATGTGTGTGTAAAGATGGAAGAAGAAATAGAGATTAAACTTAGATTGCCCGAATCAAGGCGTGTCATATGCCTGTCCGATGCAATGCCCGACAGGGAGCGTTGGTACAAAGGCATGAGGGTTCAGACGTGGCTGTTCGGGTGGGTTACGCTCGTCAGCTTCCGGGACCGTCACTGCTGTCTTAAACTTGACGAGCCTCTAGAGGACGGAACAAAGGCGGTGTTCGTATCGGAAGCGTCATTCATCAGGCGCGTGCCCGTACCTTTAACTGCAAAATCCATGGCCGCACAGGTCGCTGGTGTCAGCGTGGAAGGTGAGGTGCTGGAGTACGAGAGGAAGATGAAGAGGAAATGGGAGAAGGAGAGAAAGCGTATAGCGGAGATATGCTCTAGATACGGGTATGTGCTCCCTTCCGAGTGGAAGCGGTCGTTAAGGAGATTCGCTTCGTGGTGCGAGGACCAGGTAAGGCAGTACGGGCATATCGTGGATGCAGACTACCTTATGCGCCATGACACGTCCGTTGTGGGCGGAAGGAGCGTGGATGATCTAAGGTTCGTGCCAGATGTGGATATGGTGGATGGGACCGGGGCGAACGGGAAGCCTTCCGCCGCTCGCGTTTCACGGTGCGCGCTCATGCCGGGAAGCATCGTCACCGCCATACGTAACGCAGGGAACGAGATGGACAAGTCGGTGTCGTTGTGGCGGAACAGCTACTTCGTGAAGATGAGGCGTTTCGGGTACACGTTCAATACCTGCTGTGACGGGGCAAAGACACGTGACGATGCGTTCACATGGTTCAAGGACATCACCATACAGTACATGGCTGACCTTATAGAGTATTACGGGATAAGACGTGATTCCATCGTGTGCAGGAAGCTGGAGCACATCGCGGACGTGTACTCTTCCCTTGACGATATGGACGCACGCCCTGACATATCAACGGACGATTATGACCTGTATCCCGTTGTAATGTTCGGGAAGGTTGTGGACCGGGAGAAATCGGTAGAATCGGTAGGATCGGTAGGATCGGTAGGATCGGTAGGATCGGTAGAGAAAGGAGGGGAAAATGACTGTCGCTGAATCTGCAAAGGCTTCTTATGAATACATCCTTGATTCCGTTATGGGCAAGCTGGCGGACAAGGGCGGTGGTCGAGGCTTCCGTAAAGCCAGGGATGAAGGCGAGTGGAAACGTTCCATATCCGCTATGGTTGAGATGGACATAGCCGATGCGTGCAGGGAGTGTAATTTCAGACGGCACAGGAGCGGTTCCATCATGGCTTTTGACGGTAAGATATTTGTTCCCATGATGAAGGAGGATCTGATGCGCATGTGCATGGACTTGTGTCGCATAAACGGTCTTAGCGAACTGTACATGACCGATACGAGCGAGCGGTTCTACCGTACCATCGTAAAGAACGTGACGCATGAGATATTCAATCCGAAGCGTAACTTCATCACGTTTGACAACTGTGTTCTTGACACGGAAACGATGGAAACGTTTGATTTCTCTCCTATGATAGAATCGTGCATACGTATCAATATCAATTATGACCCGTTGGCTCGCAGCCCGTTGTGGGAGAAGTTCCTGGACGATGTGATCCCGGTGAAGGACACACAGGATGCCTTGCAGGAGTTTGTGGGGTGTGCCTTTGTTGACAGGAAGAAGATCAAGATGGAGAAGATGTGTTACCTTCTCGGTTGTGGTAGTAACGGTAAGTCGGTGTTCTTTGACGCTGTTGTCAACGCGCTAGGGAAGGATAATGTTTCTTATATGGAGATGGCTGACCTGTCGGGTGACAAGTCTACTTGCGAGTACAATATAGCTATGATAAACGGCAAGCTGCTCAACTACGCTTCCGAGATGGGTGGGAAGGATGTGAGCGGTGGCAAGTATAAGAAGTTCATATCCGGTGAGCCTACTATGGCGCGCCTTCCGTTCGGTGAGCCTTTCCTTGCCGACATGATGCCGCCTTTCATGGCTAACCTTAACAAGATGCCTTCCGTTTCGGACCAGACTTACGGTCATTTCAGACGCTCCCTTGTTATCCCGTTCTATCGTGTGTTCAAGGAATCGGAACAGGACAGATCTCTTCCGTTGAAGCTGTCAAAGGAATCGGCGGCTATTATAAACTGGATAATAGAGGGTGCAAGACGGTTTGTGAAGAACAAGGGTGAATTTACGAGAAGTTATACGATAGAATCCGTTACGGAGAATGCCAGACGTGATTCCAACAGTGTCCTGTCGTATCTTTACGATTCGGGGTATGATTCTTCTGGTGATATTGAGGAATCGGCTATCCGTGACCGTGACTTGTATGTGAAATACATAGCATACTGCAATGACTGTGGCGTTAGACCTTACAGCAAGAGAAAGATGGTTGACATGATACGCCAGGAAGGCTATTCCGTTACTTCCGCGTGGGATGAGAACAGGAACAGATTGTTTCAGGTCGTATTAAGACGGAAGTATAATCCTGACGAATACCTTCTGCAACAGGCTGATGATATAATGAAGGAGAATTTGCCGTTCTAAATTTTGCAGTTTTAAAAAAAATACTTAGTTTTGTAGCGTCAAATCAATCATGGGAGAGGCAAACTCCTGTGACTTCAATCATTGGAGTTATTTTTTTGCCATGACATATTGTAGTAGTATAGATTAAGATATTGCGCCTACCGAGTGGAGCTGCGGAAACGCCTCCGAAATAAACCCTATGGTTGATTTGACAGCTCGTAGTAGGCGCACTTTTTTTTGTTATGAATGAACTGGTTTTTAAAGGTCAGAATGACCAAGTTTTAACTAACAGTGTAAAAGAATTTATAATGACAATGTTCCCAAGTTGTGTAGGAAATATAGAGTTTCGTGAAAACGATTATGGGAAATATATGCTTTACGAAGATGGTACTATATACAACCAGATTACATTAGCTAATGCACTTATTGAATATGCCTGGATGCACGATTTTGATAAAGCAATAGAAGTAAATAAATTTCTTTTTGGGGATTGTGAATTATTGTATTATGCCATATTTACTACTATGGCGGAAGTATTAAAACTCTCAAGAAAAAAATCCTTTGATAGATGCACGTACTTGATGAAAGATAAAGTTACTGGGTTAATAAAAATAGGTTCTACGTCTGATATTAAAACGAGATATCGAACGCTTTCGTGCGGAAATCATAATTTATTAGTCATTGCAACTATTGACGAAAATATAGAAAATGAGTTACACCGCAAATTTTCAAATAAAAAAGTAAAAGGAGAATTTTATTCAATTGACGAAAATGAAATATTATCAATAATAAAAGAATACGGTTTCTCCACTTATTTAAAACCTTTCCGAGAATATAACGAAAATTAAATATTATTTAACCGTTATTGTTTTTACCATATTGCTTTAATATGTATTTTTGCTGAAAAATTTTATTGTGTATGGATAATAAAGAGATTGTTTTATTTGATAGAAGTATTCGTGTTACTTCTGATTGGTATGTATGTGTGTCTGATGCCCAGTGTGCGATAAATGAATCCCGTAACAGGACTGGTTTGAAAAGGTATAATTTCAGCCAGTGGTTAAAGACGCTTTACGTGAGTGACATGGTTTGCAGTATTAATGAGGGCGGCAAGGATGCTTTTAAGGTTGAGTTTGACAATGATTCGGGTAAGATAGAGCAGTATTGTCATTTTGGTGTGTTTGTTAATATGATTTTGTCGGCAAGTCCTGTTAGTGGTGTGCTGGACAATGAGGATTGGTTTAATGATTACGTTTGTGATGTATATTCCATTGACGGTCATGTTTATGAACACGCCAAGATACTTGCCATAGGCGGTTTGTGGCGTTATACGACAAAGAATGCCAGGTTCAGTGATGATATCCGTATGATGGATGATATCATGTATTCCGTTCCCGATGGTGACAAGGATGCCGTGTATAGCCTGTTCTTTGATTTGCTAGGTACGTTTTATTACAATTGGGAATTTGCGTTGCGTTATGCGAAGAAACTTCTTTTAGGGGATATGGAGGAATGATTATGAGGTGTTTTGTTCGTTTTGTCATGTTTCTCATATACGTTGACATTTTATTTGTTCTTCTTGTGTTTATGGTTCCTGCCGAAATGGTGTACCGATGGACGAGTGGACGTAAGCCTGGAGGATATGTTTCATGCCTTTCTGATTTTCTAGGATATCCTGACGGTTATCGTTATACGTTGAAGGATTTCTTTAGGGATATAAAACAGGGATGGCGTAATTTTAAGTAGCATGGGTTCTATTGATTATGAGTATATATTTGCCAATCTTGATACTGTGCTTGGGCTTCCTTTAAGGCGTAGGGGTAAGCGGTGGACATTGCCTGCCCGGGTAAATCTGGAGAGCCATAGCAGGAAGGATAAGCTGGTTTTCTATATGAACAAGTCGGGCAGTATTACCGTTACCGAGCAGGGAGGTGATTCTGTCAACCTGTTTGATTTTCTCGTGTCTTATCTTCCCGGTTGCAGTAGTGCTTCTGATGCTTTTAGGATTCTGTCAAGCCCGGAAGGTTGCAGGATGAGTTTGAAGGATTTCTACGAGAGGGAGTATGATTCGGGTAGACAGGAATCAAAGTTTGTTGATGTGAAGTATGTTGACAGGCTTAGCGATGCCGGTCATTGGAAGGGTAATAACCTGTACGAGTACCTTTCAGGTGTTTTCGGTGTTGATTCCGTGAATGATGTGTTTTCAAGTGTTCTGGTATTCCGACAAGGATGGTAACGTGTGCCATGACAACAGGATAAGATATGGGGCGAACGGTCACAGGAAGAAGGAAACCCATGCTTTCAGGAAGTTTACTACGGGAGAAGGGTTTACTTATCGTGGTTATTTTAAGCCGTTTTTAGGGGATTATTGCAGCGATGCGATAACTTGTATGGTTGAATCGGAAAAAACCGCCATAATAGCTTCTATGGCTTTCGGTAACGGTTTTGTATGGACAGCTTGTGGCGGAATGAACCAGATTGGAAATAAATTGCCAAAAAATGTTATTTTGTTCCCCGACTTTGATAATAAAGCTATATCTTTGTGGGGTGACAAAGGACGTGTGGCAAGATGGTGGGAACACCCTATCCTGTCTTTTGGATTGAAGCATAACGATGATATCGGAGATGCTGTTATTAATAATTTGAATAGTATTAACATTAAAGAATTTAGGAAATGGATATTGGAATAGGAATTAATTTTAAGGAAAATCTTCTTTCATTGCGTAATTATATCTCTTTGGGATTTAGTTGTGATGATATTGATTTCAAGAACGCAGCTATTGCTTCCATTGACAGAATGATGGAAGAAGTGTTGGATGATCATGATGTGAATTTCTTTGACGCATTGCAGAATGTGATTGATAACCTTAGTGAGGTTAATACGGTAAAGGATTTTCACGATATTCGCTGTGAATTTTATCATGTGATGGATGAGAACGAGTGTGTAATGCACCGTGAGTTCTTTGAAAAACTGAAAAAATATCGTGAAAGCAAGATTGAACGTATTGTTCCTTTGAAGGAAAAAGACTGTATTGTCATGGGTAATAAGTATGTTGAATTAGGTAGCGGCAAAGAGTGTGTCGTTGACAGTATTATCCACATGCTTAGTGAGAATGACCGAATGATTAAAGATGCTGTTTTGTATGTAGACCATCTTGGTAAGCGAATATCGTGCTCTATTGATGAGTTTAGGAA